GTTGCCACCGCTGCCCGTACCGGTGCAGGACTGGACGTTCAGGGTGATGGTGACCAGCCGGCGACTGCAGGCTGTGTCGGCAGCAACGCGAGCGCGGCCCGCGTTGATGTAGTCGATCAGTTCAGGATCGGACCAGAAGTTGCCGACAGCATCATGCAGAAGCCGCCGGCATTCGGTGAGATAGGTCTGGAGGGTCGCCACATTCGGTTAGTTCTGAGCCGCCGAAGCTCGGTCAGACTCGGCGGTCACTTTCACGACCGCACGCTTGAACACCACCTTGCGCAGCCGGTCCTCCGCCACGGACTTGTCCGCGCCGGGAGAGATCCAGCCCAACCGAAGCAGGGCCGGGGTCTTGTCGGCCTCCCCGAAACCGAAGACGTGGCGAGCGACCTCTTCATCGCACACCACATCCTCACCAGCCGGAAACGAAAAATCCTGGCCCGCATAGCGAGCCGAGATTTCGTGGTCGAGTCCGTTGTTCACGATCAGCATGGCCTTCCCTCCAAGCTTAAACCGGGGTCAAGAACGACGTGTCGGTGATGCCGCCAACAGTCGGAGCCACGGCCGCGGTGGTCGCGGTCGGGGCCAGAACCCCAGCATACACCGCTCCGATGGGGATGGTCATGTGCAGACCACCGTCCACGATCGGCGTCAGCGTGCCGGTGGTGGTCGCGCTCATGCCAGTCATCGCCAGCCGCGGCACGAACAAGCCCGTGCTGATGCGCGGGTTCGTCAGCGTCGCCGCCGTCGTCGGGGCCTGCCCAAGAGCAAAGCCCATGTTCGCTAGGGTCATGCCGGTAAGGGCAGTCTGCTGGTTGAAGGTCGTCACGGTGAAGCACATGATCGCCGTCGCCGCCGTGGTCGACGCCGGGGCGAACGTGAACGTCGGAACCGCAGTCAGGCCGCCGGTGCCGTGGTCCGGGAACGTCAGGGCAGTGATGCTGCCGCTGCCGACCAGAGTCGGGTTGGCGGCCACCACACCGCCGCTGCCGGTCGTGTCGAACGGGTGGCGGGTGACGGTGATGGTCGGCGCAGCCGTGTAGCCAGCACCCTGGTTGGTGAACGTCACGGCGTTGATCGCGCCGCCCGACAACGTGCAGGTCGCCGTCGCCTGCACACCGCCCTGAGGCGGCGGGGAAACCGTCAGAATCGGCGGCAGGGTGTAGTTGGCACCACCGGAAGTGACGACGCCAGTCGTGTTGATGGCACCACCCACGACGATGGTCGGGCGTGCGCCGCCAGCGGACATGACCACGCTGGGAGCAGCGGCAGTGCCAAGCTGCGCGGCAACCGGGTAGATGCCGTTGGTGTAGCCGGTGCCACCGTTGGTGATGTGCGCGCCGACCGGGCAGCCGGTCAGGTTCGCCAGACGGTAGTTGTAGCCGTCCGACGACACGGTCGCGTGCTCGTTGCCCGCGCCGGTGCCGACCGGGAGCCAAATCTGGCTGGTCGGATCGAACTGCTGCAGGAACGTGTACGGGCCGGCGTTGACGGTCCACTGACCGCTGGGCAGGTTGAAGACCCCGCCGGAAGCGAGGCTGACCGGAATGCCGGAGAAGGCAGTAGTCCGGGGGCCGAAGCCAATCTGGTTCAGAGGCATTTCCGTCTCCTCAAATCGTCAGGCTGTTGAGGCCGGTGACACGGGACATGGTGCTGGGTTTCACGCTGACCAGTTCGGCCACCGTCAGCACCGCGCCGATATAACCGACCTGGAAGTTCGCGATCGTCGACTCGAAGCCGGTGAACGCGAACGAAGCCATTTCGTGAATGTACATGTTCATGTAGTTGGTGTTCAGGAAGAACACCTGACCTTCCGGCGCGAACGGGTCGGCGAAGATCGGAACCCCACCCACCATCAGCGCACGGAACGCGGCGCGCGGGCCGCTTTCGGAGTCGGCAAACGCCTCGCCGGGAGTGATCTGGTACATCTCCTGACCGACGAAGTCCTGCGCCAGAAGCGTCCAGGTGCCGAAGCCGGTCACGCCGAAGGTCGGGATTTCCGCGCCGTTCTTCGTGGTGCCTGCGATGTACTGCAGCATGTTCTGGCGGGTCGGGTTGACCGTGCCGGCGTTGTACACGCGCGAGCGCCACCACGGGTTCTGGACCCGATTGATGTTGCCGTAGGAGGTCGCATTGGTGCCGTCATCGACGGCAAACGGCAGGCCTGTGATCGCCTGCGTGTTCGACACGCTGGAGTACAGGCTGGTCGCCAGCGTCTCGGCAGCGGCGTTGCCCGCGTCGTTCATGCGAGCGAACGCGAGGTCGATGACAGCATGGGCGTCCTGAACCACCGACTCCATGCCCAGCACGGGGATGGGGACGATCAGAAGCTTCAGGTTCTGCTCGGTCAGGAACGCGCCCTGCTGGACAGCCGGCTGGCTGAACGCACCGGAGTAGTCCGAATACTGAGGGTTGACGAACTTCGCGCCCTGCACCGGCACCGAAACCTGCGACGCGCCGCCGCGGGCCACCTGGGAATTCGCCAGAAGGTTCGCGAGGAGCGGGGTCGAGTTGTAGATCTGCACCACCATCTTCGGCACGAATGCGCGACGGGTGACGTAGCTGAGTTCCGCCCCTACGGAACCCGAAGGCATAATGCCAGTGCCGAAAACGGGCATGGGCTTGTCTCCTGTTTAACCGGCCTTGCCGGATCTGAAATCCTGCAGCGCGATGTACGCTTCGTCGCGAGCCATCTGCGCCATTCCTTTGTTCCCAGCCTCTTTCCAGCGCTGGATGTATGTCGTCGGCATTTCGTACCCGCGACCAGCGGCCGGCGTCGCCGGTTCAGCCAGCTGCTTGCTCGAAGACCACGACTTCGCGCCAAACATCTTGTTGACGATGCCGTTCTCCTGCATGAACTTCTGCACCTCGGGAATTTCTTCGTAGGTGCAGTGCTTCGCGCCAATTACGTCGGCCCACTCGCGAAGCTCTTTCTTCTCGGCCTCGGCCTGCTCTTTGTAGGTCGAGAACTCTTTCGAGACGTTGTCGAGGCGCTCGGTCAGTTCATGCGTGGCCATTGCCTGATCCAGTTCCGGCATGTTCACGTCCGGGTGGACCTGCTTGACCAGCGCCTGCCACTGCAGGCGGGTTTTCGGGCTGTCGGTAATCGACTTCGTCAGTGCGGCGATCATTTCGACCTGATCTGCCGTCAATCCTTCAAGAGACATGGCCTTCCCTCCAGTCCTACGGCATCACGATGCCGAAAATGTACACATCCAGACGCGCCGCAGCGCCCTGGGCCGTTCCAATGCGGAAGAACAGCTGCTGCAGGTCGAACAGCGTCGTCGCGTTGGCGATCGTCGGCGTCGCGCCAGAACCGGCAGCGTTGATCGCCGCGGCGGTCAGGGCCGACAGGGCGGCGCTGGTGACAATCGTCACGCCGCCTGCAGCCACTGCCGAGAACACGCCCGCCGTCGCCGTCGTCAGCGACACGGTCGCGTTGTCGTACAGAATGCGCGTCACGCGATACTTCTGACCGGCGACCCACGCGCTGGGGAGGAGATCAACGGTCGAATCGACCGGCGTGCCCACTGCGGTCGTGAAATCACGCAGCGTACCCATCTGTAGCCGGTAATCCGTCGTGGCGCTGTTGGCGTTGATGTTCAGGCCGCCCGTCAGCAGGCGCTCCACGCCAGACGGGTTGCCGAATGTGGCGAACTGCGTGCTCTTGACCGCAGCCAGAGCCTGTCCGCCGGTTGCCAGGATTGCAGTCATGCCGGGTTACTTGCTGGAGCCGCCGGGGGCGCGGATGGTCATGGAATTTTTCGCCGCCGCACCAGACTTGCGCGGGGACGACAGACCGCCCATCTCGGACATGCGCGGCGGGTTGACGATGTTCCCGTTGACCCTCTCGGTGGACATCGGGTTGCGGAAGCCGCGGGAGCTAGGCTCCAGGTACTTGGGCATTTTGCATTCCTCCTTGCATGGGCGGCTGGCCCTGCATCTGGGTGGGCAGGGCACGCATCAGCTGCATGATCTGCGCCGGTTGAAGCTCGGTCATCCGGCTACGGTAGTTGCCGAAAATCTCCGCCAGCAGCATCAGCGCCTGCTGGACGGCCTGCCCCTCGGGGGTGTCCACGCCCAGCTTCGGCAGGGCGTTCTGCATGATGTCCAGCGCCGTGCCCATCTCGGCCATCGCGGACATCCGCTGGCCTTCCGGCATCTCGGGCTGGGTCATGGGCGCACCGGCAGGGCCTTCGGAGGGCGGCATGTCGGGCATGACGGCTGCCGGGTCGACCGGCGCGGGCGCGGACTGCGGCCCCTGCGCACCAAGCGCAGCCTGCAGTCGCATCATGTCTTCCGGCGTTACAGCCACTTTCGTCCTCCGGTTCTATGAAGTCACCGTAGGGAAGCGAATTGCGAAATGTCAAGGAAGGGGCGGGCTTGCGCCGGAACGAGGTCAGGGGTATGGTTCAAAAAAAGAAGGGGGAGGCGTTATCACCTCCCCCTTCGAGCCTGAGCATGGGACAAACATGCGCAGAGCGACAGCAACCCCGTTGCGGGGTGCCATCACTCTATCCCTGCATGTCCCAATTGTCCATGCCCTGGCCGACGCTGGGCGAACCTCTGTTGCGTCGAAAATCTGGGAACAGGGGCTGGCGATTCCTGACGGGGTCGACGGAGTAGGCCTCCCACCTCTATGTTCTGGCATGGGGGGTAGGGGGGGCTCTGGCTCAAGCCATCAGGGAGTCTCGGGAGTAGCAGGAAGGGACGGGAAGGTCTGGAAGGACCGTCCAGACCGTGGACGGTAAGGTTCCCCCTGCGCCGCGGGGAGTAGACCGGGGAAGGAACGGTCTGAGGGGATGCGGCGCAGGGGGAATTCGGTCAGCGGCAGGAACCGCGGGTCTTACGCTTGTTGCGCACTGGGTTGTTCCTCCTGTGCTTGCTGGGCCTGTTGTTCAGCAGCCTGAGCCTGTGCGGCCTGCTGCTGGTTCTCTCGAAGCCGAAGCTTCAGCAGTTCCATCATAGGCGGCTTGACCATGTCGATGAAAGACTCGCCGTCGATGATGCCTGCGGACAGGAGTTCGGCGGCCATCGTCCGCATGTCTTCGGCGAAGATGGGGCTGTTGCTGTGGGCATCGACCTTGACGATGCAGTCGCTGATGAACTGGTCCAGCACGAACGCGCCGCCGTTGGACGGATCAGGAAGCTTGGTGGCGTCGTTCAGGCGCAGAATCTTCATCATCAGCGTCGCCACCCGCTCCAGGCTGTTCTCGATGTTCAGCGACTTGCGCTTGATGCGGCTGGACGCCAACCGCGCCAGTTCCTGCGCATGCCCGCGGCCACGGACCCCGGACTCGCCTTTGCCCATCAGGATGTTCGGCATGGCCAGCGTGTCGGCGAATTCCTCGTCCAGAATGGAGAGGCTGCGGATCAGCTCAGGTGGCACCTCGGGAATCAGCAGTTCGACCTTGGCCATCGGGTCAGACGTGTTCGCTTTGCCGCCCACGAACGACAGGGCCAGCAACTGCTCGTCGGTCAGGCCCATGCCGTGGCGCGGCGGATCAATCTGCTTGGCCAGCAGGTTGTCCAGTTCCATCATCCGCTTGTTGTACTTGTCCTGCAGCATCTGCACGCGGGACACGTCAGAGATGCCCCAGAAGTAGTTGTACTTCGGGGTCGGCGTGAAGGCGGTGAACGGGTGTTCTCCGCGAGGGAACATCTGGCCCTGCTTGGTCAGGGCGGCGGCCTGGCGGTCGTAGATGGTCACATCGCCCGCCTGGGTCACGATCTGATAGTCATCCTCCCGGTCATTCCAGACCCACAACTCCCGCATCTCGACCAGCTGCACCGCGACGTGCGGCGAGTAGTTCGGGGGCGGCATCGTCGCCGCCGCGGAAAGCGCTCCGATCGCATTCGGATTCTGCTGCGTGATGGGCGCACTGGCGGTCAGAATCAGCCGGTCAAGCCCGCTGACCTCCTCCTCGCGAGGCGCACTCATCGACTGCACATTCCGCAGAATCTGGTCGCGCCGCGGGTGCCCGTCCAGCATGCGGGTCAGCTGCGGCAGCGTGATGTAGTAGGCATGCGCCATCGCCTCCTGATCTTCCAAATCGCACTTGTCCTCCTCGTACACGCCGAAGTCGTGCGGGCGGATGGAGTAGCTGCGGTACTTTCGGTCACGCCACAGGGTCTTCATCACCATCGTGTTGTAGACCAGCGACCACTCCACGCACTGGGTCGCGATGGAGTCAGACTTCGAGCGCTCCCAAGTGTGGTTGATCTGCCGACTCACCACCGAAATCCGCTGGATGTCCGTCTCCGAAGCGTCCGGCGCAAGCTCCAGCGCAAACGTCGTGCTCTCCGCCGCGAACAGGAAACTGGCCAAGGTCTGCACCGATGGGTAGACCTTGTTGTACTCGCTGGGATTGGACCCTGACGGATTGCCGTAGAGGTAGTAGGCCTCCCGCGAGGCATACTCCTGCTGCCGGTCCTCCCTGCTCGCCATGCAGGCGTTGGAAACCTCCTGATACAGGGAAAACCGTTCCAGTTCGTTCGACGGAATCAACATCTCCTACTCCTTCGGAATCGGCGTCATGTCGGGCCGATAATCCAGCTTGGGCACCGGCGGTCGCAGCACGCCAGAATCCCGGAAATCCTGCACCACGCTCGACGGTGGCGCACCATTCAACACGCCCTGCACGGCATGGCCGCCCTCTCCGGGCTTGACCTGCGGCATGGCTCCCCAGGTCGGCTGGAAGTCATGCTGCCCGCGCTTCATCGACTCCATGACGGACCCCATGTCGTTGCGCATGTCGGTCATGCCGTAGTCGTCCGCCAGATTCTGCAGCGTGCGGTCGATGTTCTTGGCCTTTGCTCCGATCGAGAAAGGCGTGCGGAACTGGCGCTCGACCGTCGTGCAGCCTAGGGGACAGACTTCTTCGTAACCCTCAAACGGCCCGTGCGCGAGACAGACAAACTCGCGGAGGACTCTAGGAGTTCCATTCTCGACAGTGCGGCGTTTTCTACCCATGCTGGCTTCGGCATCCCTATTGGTTGGGCGGGCGGACGGTATGTCAGTTTCGGAGTCCCCACCCCGAATTCGACCCGCATATTGATTCGCGGCCGAGGATTGCGCGACCGGCGAAGCTTGCGCTCGTCGTCCAGCACGTAAATCCCGGCATCCCACTTGTGGAAGAAGTCGGTCAGGATTCTCTGCCAGACCGACGACATCTTCTCTTTCCCCGCGACGAACTTGTACAGGTAGTTTGGCGAAATCCCCACCATGTGGGCAATCTGCCGCAGAGAAGGCTCCTTGTGCTCCCTGCAGTAAATCAGGCGGCCAATCAGTTCCTCGACACTGTACGGAAGCCCGTCTGGCGGCTCTGGAAGGCTCATGGTCAGCGCAGCCCCGCTCGCCCAAGGTAAGCTCGGATCAGCTGCTGGCCCGTGTCAGGGCCTCTCTGGAACGCCGTGTCGGGGTCTTCCATCAACTTCTGCTCCGCCCAGAACTGCCCCATCTTCGCGGCCTCCGACCGCATGAAGTCATGCCATGCGACGATCGCCAGCGCCGATGCAATCACCCGGTCGTCGTGCGTGTGCGAGGCATGCGTAATCGACCCCTCCTCACGAATCACCGTCCGCATCTCCTCGACCATCTCTGGACTGCGGATGACCGCAAGGTCGCGCGAGATGGCGTCGTTGAAGGCGTTCAGCATGCGCTCCTTGGAGTCGGCGTTGGTCTTCCAGTCCAGCACGTAGTTCTTGCCCACGGCATCCACGCGCCGGTACAGGTAGGACCGGATGTTCCCGATGAAGTCCCGGATTTCCCCGGACACGCCACCAGCCTGCGCCACGTTCCGGCGCATGTTGTTCAGTTCGGCCTTGACCGCCTGACCTGGGCCGTTGATCTCAAGGTTCATCATCGACAATGCCCCGCTCGCCGGCCCGTACACGCCGCTCAGGTACGCGCAGATGTAGGCGAACTGGTAGGTGTCGGTCAGCGGGCTGCAGAACTCGGCAACCTGCTCCACCTTGTCCCCGTAGCATCGCCACACCGCAGCGCACGACCTGTCGTTGTTCTGGCTGGCCCCGTAGGCCGGATCTGCCCCCAACACGTACACCCCACCGGGCTTGGGGAATT